TCGGGGCCCACTTGTTGAAAACTTCCTCACCATGCAGAGAAAGCTCAATTAGACTGGTGTCGACGTTGTCCTTGGTGATTTGGATCCAGTCCAAACCTTTCTTCGTCCAGCAGGGCAGCTCTAGGACGACATCCAAATCAAGGGGTGCCACATGTCGATCCAGCAATGGTTCGTATCTGAACCCTCTTTTGAGGAAGGTTACTTCTTGAATAGTCTTATACGGAACCATTGCCTGTCCCTTGCTCTCATCAGTATAAACCATGTTACACTTCTTGAGGGCTTGGGACATCGTGATGGCATTGAACACATCACGAATTTGACGACTAATAGCTGCAACATTGTCATCTCCATAGACTTTAGGAACTACGTGGTCGTTAAAAGAAGCGAGGGCAGCCAAGCAACCCATAACTAGCACAAAAGCAAGTCTAAAATAGAACATGTTGCGAAGTACGTTGATGATTGTGGTAACAAAAGTGCCGCTAGGGAGACCTAAAATCCACTCAATAATGTGAATGCCAACCAAATGGCGAGAATTACAAATCTCCATCCAGAGGACAGTTCTTTGCAAATTGCCAATAGGGTCATTTCCGTAAAAATTGTTGATGAGGATCAACAGGCACCACATCACAAAGGGTTGGGCCTTGCCATCAAAACACTCATAGTCACCAGCGAACATATCGCCCCCCAACTCAAGGAGCGCTTTGGCTAAGCGCTCCCACTCATCAGAGTAGGGGTTGATACCAACACAACTCTCTGTATGAACTCTGTTTTCCATCATCCACACACAAAAGTCCATAAGCATCATTCGACATGCGATTAGAAGGTCTGACCCTTGGCCAAAGATCAAGCGAGTTTTACCTGCTTCTACCTTAGCCAGAAGTCGCCTCTCATCTTTCTTGAAAACCGTGCACACGTGTAATTGGCGGACACCTCGAGCAGCGTCCTCCAATATAGACATAACTCGGCCCTCAAGAGCCCGAGCCTCTGGGTTATCAAAGTCATAAGGACCCTCCTTCCCAAAGAAACGAGTTTTGCCAGGAAAACCTGGCTTAGGTTCAAGAACATATGGCCAGCCAGCACTAGTAGAACGAGTCACCCCATCTACAAATTTCTGACCGGCTATGCCCTCTACCGCTTCCCTAAAGGTGAAAACCCTCCCTTTGCGTTTAATAGGACTGTTATTCCACAACGTGGACCACATATGTGAAACACAAGCTTCTACAGTATCCTTGTCAAAGGCAACTGGGCTATGGACGTACTTTCTCAATCCCATCTCCATGGGATCTATAAGTTCACCATCCTTCCAGAAAGGACTTAACCTAGCGGGGGCAGTC